TCTTACATCGGCATCAAGAGATTGTTCAGCAAAGTTATGATTTTGTATTTCATCATGAGCGTTATCCATTTTAGATTTTACATCTAAATATGTATTATCATACTCTTCTTGCAACGTAATATTGCTATTGCCGACTTCAAGGATTTCATCTTCGATTATTTCAATTTCTTTTTTTCGCTTTGACTCCTGTGATGTGTCGATTCTTTTTAAATCTGCAATGTGATTGGTTTGTAGTCTTATAGTTTCCTTTAACAATTCTAGTTGGTGATCAGTGTCTGTCATTTGACTTCTTAATAGACTTACTTTATCTTTTAACACCCCATTCATTTTTGTAAATATACCAATATCTAAAAGATCCTCAATAACATTCCTACGTTGGTGAGAAGGCAGTTGCATAAAAGGAATAAAGTTAGATGATCCTAAAACAACTACTTGATGAAAAGACTTATGGTTTAGTTTAAGAATATTTTGTTCGATGATTTTTTGATAATCACGGCTGTGTGATTCTTGATTTAATAACTTACCATTTCTATAGACTTCAAATATATTTGGCTTCATCCCACGAATAATCTTATATTCAATATTGCCAACAGAAAATTCAACGGTGACTAAGCAATTCTTATTGTTAATAGAATTTACGAGTTGAGGTTTATTAATACTACGGTGTGGTTTACCAAACAAAGCATATGACAAAGCATCGAGCATTGTAGATTTACCTGCACCATTTGCGCCTACTACTAATGTAGAAGAGTCTTGGTTGAGGTAAATTGTCGTTTCGCTATTTCCTGTTGATAAGAAATTTTTCCAAGTAAGTTTTTTAAACGTAATCATTATATAGTATCTAGCGCTTGGGCTTCAACCAAGAGCTCTTGCATCATCTTTTTTAATATGTCAGAATTTAAATTTGTTTCAGTGGCGTCAATATAGCTATTAAGTAAAGTTGGTGTATCATCTACTTTAACGTCATTATCTTCAACGTTATCACCACTATACTCATCAAAGTTTTCTATAATCCTTACTTCGTGTGGATTGTAATCGTAAACCTTTTCCATAAACTTATCAAAGGCGTATAGGTCCTTTTTGTTTGTTACAATTACTTTGATGTATGTGTTTTCGATTTGTTCTTTAGTAATAGATGGTTCATCATCGCCGTCGTAAAAAATCTTTTGAAATAAAACATTAGTATTGCGAATGGGAGTAACATCGCGTGTTTCTGTATTTAAAATGTGAAAGTGTTTAGGATCTCCTGCGTCAGACCACGTCAATTCATATTGAGTACCAAGATACGTTATATTGTCTTGTGTGCTTTTAGTATGATAGTGACCTGAATAAACTGCTTCATACCTATCAAACATCTTCTTATCCATTCCATGCGATTTAATATTAGCACCTGCCATGTATTGGAAACCTCCAAGCTCTAAGTGGCCCATAAGAATAGGTGCTGCGGCTGTATTAATAAACTGAATACACTTGTCTTCATTCTCTTTACACATCCATGGAAGCAGCGCTATGTCTAATCCATCGTAATTTACAATAGTTGGATCCATATGTATATGTATACGGTCAGAATACTGCGCTAATATCGTTTGAATCGAATTTAACTCATTCGTGTTTTTATAATATACATCGTGATTGCCAGGAATAATATCCATTTGCATATCATATTCATACAACTTCGAAATAAAACACTTATAGTTATGTTCTAAGACTTTATAGTTGACGTATTTACGATGTTCGAAATAGTCACCTAAGTGTAAAATACGCTTAACCCCATTCTCTAAAAGATAGGGAAAAAATATTTCATCATAAAATTTGGCTGAATAATCTAAAAAGATATCTGAGCCATTTTTGACACCCGCGTGAGTGTCATTCAATATCGCTATTTGCATAATTTATTTTTTAGGAAAATCTTCAATAGGCGTTTCGTTTTTTTCAAAATGCTTTAAAAACTTTTCTAATCCGCCAACTACTTTTTTCTTAGATCGCTTATTACGTTGTTTAAGTTCTTTACCGTATTCTTTAATTTTATTATCACGCTCACGAATTTTCTGTGATTTAAATCTTACACGATCTACGATACCACTTGGATCTGGATGATCGCCAATATCCATAAACGCTTCTGCACCAGCAAAGTCCATATATTTTTCTTTAATGTCTTGTTGTTTCTTTTCTTTTGCTATACGCCGCAAAAACGCGAAATATGTTATTTGCGTAAAATATGCAAATGCATTAGGTAATCCAGTACGTGTTGCTTTCTTAACATCATAGTTCATAATGGCCTTAATACAATTTTCAACCGCGTCCATAACCATTTCTTCGCGATAAGTATAACCAACAAAGTTTGGTTTATGCGATAAGCCTTCAGCAATTTTTAAAAAACACGATCCAATGTATTCTGTAATTCTTGGTTCATCTTGCATTTTTTCTCTTGCCTCGTTCACCGACATAACATAATCTACTACCGATTGAGAAAATTGCTTGTTGTTAACATAATGTGGTTTTTCTCTTGGCTTCTTTTTTGGTGTTTTCTTTTCCATAATTAAGTATCTATTATATAATATGTTTCATTATTAGTACATCATTTAAATGTACTTTTATCATTTTTTTGGTGTACAACTATTATAACTATTGGTATAATAAATAAGTACAAACAAAGAAAAGCAAGGCTCTTCAATTATTTTTAAATTTGTTTCTCCATTCCATGTGAATGTCAGAGGTTGTTTGATATCCTTTATCACTTTTCAATTCTGTGCTATCATCAATACCTTTATCAACCTTCCACTCCTCACCTTCGTAATCATCCATTAAATCTTGATTATCAACTTGAGGTTTATTATTCCCAAACAACATTTTATCTATCTCACCTTCAGTTAGAATATTTCGAAGTTTTTGATATATAAAATATTTGTGATAATGTAATTTAAGCTCAAACGGTGTTTCAGTAAAACCTATGATCTTATCTCCAGAAAGTTGAACTAATTCGTCTTCTTCAGTATCTAGCCAAGGGAGTAGATAGGTTCTTCCGTCAACATCGCTAAATTTAAGCTGCAATGGCGCGGCGATGTGCAAAATATTATTATCGCTGTCGGTGTCAACATTTTCTGCGATGAGATATGTGCCGTCCACTAGTCTAAAACTGCAAATGTCTATATCGGCTAAAAGTGCTTTTAATGCTTCTGATGGAATATGTGTCATAATGGTACCTCGTGTATCTTGTGGTTAAACTTCTCTTTTGCGTATATTTTTACCCGCTCGATAGCATGATTTAAAGTATAGTTCTTTCGCTTTTTCCACGAAAGATCATCTGCTAGATCATAAATAGTAGTGCCCTGTCCATCTTCGGTTTTTCTCAAACCTCTTCCGATAGATTGAAGAACTCTTATTTGTGATTTTGTAGGTGAAGCAAACATTATATTATGCAGGTTAATTATATTTATACCTGTGCTGAAGGTACCTACACTCGCCACGATAATTGCGTTCTTTTCTTTTTCTGTAATTTCACGTATACGTTCACGCTCTTCTGCATTCACAGCACCGGACACGAAGAAAACTTTTCGGCCGGTACCCTTTAATCTTTCAACAAACATGTCGTACAAAGGCTTACCATGTTTTTGCACAAGGTTATATAATACTAATGAATTACCTTCCTGATCACACGTAAGATTTACAATAAATCGATTTCTTTTTTCGTGACTTACTATATGATCTATTTCATCCTGGTATTTAAGACTTTTACACAACTTCTTTTCTTCATCAGAATATTTTAATACTAAGCACTGTACCGTAAGCTGCGCCAATGTGTCAGAATCAATTAACTCTTTCGTTGTAGTAACTTTATATGTAGGACCAAAGTTTCCTTCTAACGTCATTTGATTTGAAATAGCACCATCCAACGTGCCCGTAGTTCCTATACGCATGTATGCTTCTGTTAATCGATTCATAATCGTAGTTAATGACTTTGCTTTAAAGGTGTGTGCTTCGTCACCAATAACAAATCCGTATTGTTTAAACCAACTCTGTGGTAGTCGAATTGCGCTTTGCCATGTAGTAATAACTACTGATTGTTCAAATTCGAGTTTTTCTTTACCTGAATAAATTCTATGCACGTCTAATTCAACATCAAATGTATCGTCTTCACCAGAATAATCTGCAAAGTCTTTATACATTTGTTCAACTAATGATGTAGTCGGCACAACAATCAATGCTCTAAAGTCAACATCGTTTTCAAGAAAATATCTTAAAAGCATATATATGATTAAAGACTTTCCTGAACCTGTAGGCGATATTAAAATACATCTACTATTTTGCGCAGCGTGTATAAAAGCGTCTAGTTGATAATCACGAGGATTTATCTTTTTACCTTTTA